TATGCGCGTTGTATGCAAGAAACATTAAATCCCATATGCCGATTACCTCTTGGGCTTTCGACAAAGTGTGACCAGTCTGCTTCTCCCACTTAGCCCACTCAGGCGGTTGCGCAATATAAGTTGCACTTTCGCCTGAGTTATATTCAATTGTGATTGGTAATTTCATAGCTCCCGATGCTCCGATCTCTTAGCTGAAGGTCTCTGTTGGTGTTCCAATTACTGTCATTGTCCAAGTGTCGGTAAGTGCTCCAGGAGCAGCTCCACCAGCAGTTGGAAAGATTGGCAATACTGTAAAAGCAAAGACTGCTCCAGTTATTGCAGTAAAAGAAACATTGAGTGCGGTGTTAGGTGCTGATTCAGCATCTGCCCACATTGCTTCGAATAGTGAGCCAGAAGCTCCCCAATCTTGCAATAGTTCAATTGTGAATGTCCATTGCTTATCAACGGACTTATATGCGCGACCATCGAGAGTTTGATAAGTCTCAATGATTGTCTCGCAGCTTAGAACGGCGCTGGTCGTCTGGGCGTCATAATCGGCTGCATCGAGTGTGAAGGTCACATCGCGCCCAGTTATTACTGTTGTTGGCATTTGGGTCTCCTATGCGGTTTGCTCGTAGCGGACGCTCAAGCGAATATCTGAAACTAGCAGGGTAGTAGTTCCAACTTCAGTTACCGATGGTCTTTCGACTGTAGATAACTCATACTTGGAAGCATCTAGCTCTCCAAGAATACTAATGACTAATTGCTCTAGGTTATCCAGAGCAGCGGCGTTGCTGAAATACGCAACGCAAGCAGTTATGGTGTAATTCAATTTAACTCTAGTAGTAGATTTGCCAATAAGTTCCAATTCCATATATGGAGAATCTGGAACTATGACTATTGCTGGAACTATAGGCGCTTCTGGAACTGAGTCGTAAATATTGGCGGTGCAGGCTGCTAGGGCTGTCTTAAGTGCTCCTCGGACATCTGCGGCAATTGTTGATGGCATTAGCCCACCATAGTTTCAACATCAAGATATGGGCCAAGTAAGCCAGTTACTTTGGCGAGTAAATTTTTAGATAGGCGGTAAGGGGTAACTGCGAAATCTACGCCTTCGATTGATCCGCCTGCTGCGGTTCTAGCTTGGAAGATTTCGACTGAGATAGCCAGAATTGCAGCTTCAGCATTGGCATTTCCGACATAGGTTGATAGTCCAGAGAGCGCAGCGTTTCCTGCTGGGATGATATTTTTTTCCAATATGTCAGCATTGGTGATTGCGACTGTGAATACATAATCTGAAATCTCGTCATCGGTAACTGTATGTGTGCCATTGAATGGTGATCCGCAGCCAGTAATAATTACGGATTGGCCTTCTGTAAATTCTTGGATTGTTGCGGTCTCAAAGTAAGCGATATTATCCTCAAGCTTTACTTTGTTAATCTTGCTCTGGAATGTGACTAGCATCGGAAGAACTAGATTCTCAGAGGCATCTACTATGTCATCTAGATAAGCATCGTTATATAGGGATGACGAAACGCCAAGAATCGTCCTTAGCTCTGAAGCCGTAACTATTGTTGGCATCTCGTCATCCTTTCAAGCAGTTAGGTGAGCGGCCAGCTCGGGAGCGGACTGGCCGTCACTATTGGGGTTTTATCAGGTCTTATTGATCTTAAATGCTCCAGCGCCAATCTTGGTTGCAATTGCGCCATAGCCATATAGAGATACATAAACCTCACCGCTACCAATTACATCAGCGCGCAACTGGAAGGTTGGGCTTTCGTAGAATGTGTAAGCAGCTGGATCAACGATAAGCATTGAGCCATCAGTATCGGTTGTAGCTGCTGTGTTAGCAGTTACATAAAGATCAAGTCCTGCGACTACGCCGCGAATACTGGTTGGTGAAACTACTCCGCCAGCATTTTGAGGCTGTGAGGCCATATAAATTGGACGGCCAGAATCATTGAGAGTCATCAAGTTAGCCCATTGAGAAGTGTTAGCAATGATATTGCGAGCGAATCTCTGGGTGTTGCTATATACCGATGCAGCACCGCGAGATACGAATCCTAGAAGCTCTGCAGCTGTTGGATAGGTAGCAAGTGTGGTTGCGTCAGCGGTTGCGCCTGCAATAAGAGCAGCATTTACTGCTGTATCTGTTACCTTTGCATATTGCGCGCTCATATTATTGAGCAACTCAGTCAGGAAGAGTGGCGAAGATCTGTCAAGCAACTCAACGCTGAACTTTTGAGCTCCAGAATACTTCTTGACTGTAACTGTTACGAACGCTGCATTTTGGTCGGTCTCAGATGGAGTTCCTGCCTCTGCAACTTCTGCAACTGTTGGTAGAACTGTAATCTTTGGAATTTCAAAGCTCATTCCAGCATCAGGAAGAACACCAGTTGTAATTGCATCAATGTTGCTTCTTGTTGTGTTAGCAAGGCCATTGATGACCTCACTTAGCTGGCGAGTTGGGACGAGGCCTGCGTTGTCAGTTGTGTCAGCAGCTGCTGCTACATATTGACGAGCGGACTCATCTCCGAGTGTGGCCTTAATTGTGGCCTCGAGATATTTAACTGGTGAAGGATCAAGTCTAGGACGGGTATAGAAAGCTGGCCTTGGACTTGTCGCTTCAACCTTGGCTGCTTCTACCGCTTCTTCAACGGCAGGAGCAGGAGCGGTAGTGTCAGACACTTGGTCTCCTTCGGTTGGTTTGTCTGAATCAGCGGTTGCCAAATCAGAATCTTCTTTTACTTCTTCGTTTTCTGATGCTGCTACAACTTCAGCGACTCTGGCTGAATCGATGGCGGGATCTGTGACAAGGCTGACCTCATCGAGAATAGCTGATGTAATCTGCATTACGCCTTTGACATTTGTCCATTCATTTATTTGAGCTCCTACGCTAAAGCCATCGCGTAATCCTTCAGTTGCTTCGACTAGGGCATCTTCTCCAGCCATAGTGTTAGCAATCTTAAAAGTGGCTTCAATTCCAGAGCTTGTTACATTGTGAGACACCATTTTGCCAATTGGCCGAGTGCGGTCGTGCTCAAGAAGCAACTTAACTGGCTTAATCTCAATGCTATCTGCTGCAAATACTGTTGGGCCTACTGAGGTGTTTCCTTGCTCATTCCAAGTAACGATAGTCCCAGTAATTGTTCTTTTAATTGTGTCGGCAGCAGTAACTGCCATTGGCATATTAACCTTCATTTGGTATTAAGTCCTCTTCTCGCTGAATTTGCTCAACGCTCATCGCGCCAATGCGGTTTAGGATTTCATAAACTTGCGCTCTCTCTAATGCGTTACCGCGTAAGAAATCGTCAAGTGCAAAGCGCACCATTACTGGATTAGGAACAAAGTCCGGTAACGATAAGCGTTCCTCAATTGCCTTAAGGATTGGGCGAAGTGAGAAATCAACTAGTGAGCGCCGCTCTGTAACTGCGTTTGAGTAAGTCATTGAAGTTTGCTCGGCGCTCAAGAAGTAGGCAGGGATGCCGCAAGCTCTAGCCAACTCCAGCGCTACATATTGGCGAGCTTCAGCTAGTTGCATCGACTTAGGATCAAAGCCAAATTCTTTCAAATCTACATCAGCATTTAGAAATGCAGTAGAGCGAGATTGGCGAGCAGTTTTCCAAGCCGATAATAACGCCGAGATTCTTTCAGCAGTTAGATTAGTCCCATTTGATTTTAGAACCATAGTTGGAGAAGGCTCTTTAGCATAATTAACTGCTGCGTTTTCAAGATAAACTGCTGCAGTAATTGTTTTACCAGCTCTGTGTAGTAATCCCTCATCTGGGCCATCAAATCGAATGATTGAGCCAACGCCATTCATTGGCACTTGATAACCATCAACGCGATAACCAGTAATTTCTGTGTTGATTGAATTTGTTTCAACAGTTACTCTGTCTGGACTAACCCGAGTCCAAGCTCTTACTCTGCCGCCATCTGTGGCAGAATACATTTCTTGGACGATTCCGTAACCCACCCCATATAGCCAAATATCTTCGGCCAACCAGTTGTAAATAACAAATCCTGCAACTCTTGGGTCAGGCTGATTAATAACGCGGTGCGGATCTACATATTGCCCAGTTATGCGATTAAAAGTTGTTAAAGGTAATGAGCCGATAGTTCCGCAGATAATATTTCTAGCTCTAGCAACCGATGGAACGGACATTGCAATTGCTCTAGTGGTGCTAGTTGCCCCACCTAAAATATTATAGATTTGGTCTTGAATTTGAACTGGGGTTAATGCAGCTTGGACATCAATAGCCGATTTTTTTGCTTCGACTGTTGGAAATAGAAAATCTCTTATAGCACCCATTGCTTACATTGTAAGCGAGCCGACTTACACTATTTGAATATCAACTCCACTTTCAGCCATCGTTGCATAGTGTGTCGCTAAGGCTGAGGCAATTGCTCCGCAGATTGTCGTATTACTTACCTTGCGACCCATTACCCAGCCGCCGTCACCGAAAGGGAGTTTGACGGCGGATAGGCATTGTTTAGTTAGCTCATCTTGTCCCGAGTGAGCCAACCGCTGAGATGAGATAGCTCCCAGTAACTCATCGCAGCTTTGTGCATAGTCAAGGCCATCTATTGGCTCAACCCTAATTCCAGCAGGAGCTAATCGCGCAGCTACTGCCGAGGCGGTTCTGGCTGAATAGGCAACCAGCTGAACTGGATACTTTCTTACCCATTCTGCTACATCGTTAGCCATTGCTTTATCATCTAGATTGGCAGGGTTATGCCAAGTCTGAAGAAGTATGACTTGGAACTTATCGCCCTCAAGTCTCTGGCTAGCAACTAGCGCCGCTTCTTTCCTACTAGGGCTTAAATCAATAGCCAACCAAGTATCAGCTTCAGGGTTGAGTCGTAGTCCCTCAACTTTGCAACTCTCCCACTGAGACGGATTGATAACTGGGTTAATCGTATCGACCCATTGACATAAAACTTCTGTGCGCACAATATCTTCGGGGTCTGACAATACGGCTCGGATGTTATCTGGGTGAATAGTTATGCCTAAAGATGGATTAGCTTGGCAGACACCTAGCCAGAAGGTTGGCGAGTTATCAAATTTGATACCTTGAGGCGCTGACCATTCGAACCAACCAATATCGTCATTACCGCCAAAGATGGCGGCCATTGCTCTCTCTCTAAGTTTATTTAGAACGATGCTGTGTTGATCTCCAGCATTGCTATAAACCCAGATTTGAGGATTGGCTGAAGCCATTTGGGTATATCTCAAAGCAGACCAGACATCCTCATCTTTATACTCTCTTGCTTCATCAAGATGGATTGTCTCTGGCGCAGCGATTCCTCGACCGGCAGAGTTATTAGCTCTTACAATATATCGGCGGCCTTCAGTAAATTGAAGTTCTTGAAATCCCTTGCTTTCCAACTTCTTAGTAAATTCAGCAGCGAGCCTAGGATTCTGTTCAATAATTGCATAAATCTTATAGAAGAGCTCTGCTGAAGTAGTTAGCTTATGAGCAGTATGAACTTGCAACTTCTCTTTCAATACATAAATTCTAAATAGGATTTGAAGCGCCATAAAGGTTGATTTCCCTTGCTGACGAGCGCAAAGCAAAGTGACAACTGGATGAGCCCATCTGCCGTCAGGTTTGTATTTAAGGGAGTGATGAGCCAGCCATTGCTGCCAAGGCATCAAGTCAAAGCCGATTTCCTCGCAAAACTTGATCATTTGCTCGCCGTAAGAGGGATAATCATTGAGTTTGGTGTGAATACGCGGTTCTGGCACACCCCTTATAGTCGATTCGTCCCGAATACGGGCAATCTCTCCCAATTCGGCCATAGCGATTTCATTCATTCCGAATAGTGCCTCGCCGAGCCATTTTCAGGGAAAATCTTCCCAAT